AATTCAATTTTGGCGGCCCTCCGCGCTGTGGGCATCATCGCCGAGGAGTAATGGGGCTGCTGGAAGAAGCGGCGGCGTGGCTGAATGACCAAAGGGAAGAGTGTCTTTCCGTGCAGATAGAGTATCTGTCAAAGGGCGGAACTTCTGTCCGGATGACCGCGACCATCGGCCGGACGCTCTTCCGGTCGGAGAATGAATACGGCGTAACGATCCGGGTCGAGAGCCGAGATTTCCTGGTAAGCATCAACCAGATGTCACAGGAACCACAGCGCGGCGACCGGATCACTTACGCCGGACGCATCTACGAAGTTCTTGCTCCGAACGGCGAACCTGTGTGGCGCTGGTCCGGTCCGCAGAACGTTACCCGCCGCATCCACACAAAAGAGATTGGAGGAATCAATGGCTGAAGATGAAGTCCCGAACCTCCGGGATGTCTGGGAACAGCTCCAGCAGGCGCGGATGGACATCGCCGAACTGCGGGGAATGCTGACCATGCATTTCCGGGACGGCGAACACCACCATCCTCCCTGCAAGGCGGCCGCTGACGTCCAGAAGACCATGCTCTCCGCCGTGGGAGCCGCTCTGCTGGCGCTGATGGCGGCGGTCGGAAGCATCATCGCGGAATTTCTGCGGAGGTGACCCGTGTCTGCCGTCCTCAACATCGCCGAAGCGGTGGCGGGAACCCTTGAAGACTATCATGCGGAAGTCCTCTTCTTCCCCGAGTTCGAACTCCGGGATATTGAGGAAATGAAAGTCGTGGTGGTCCCGCTCGCCGAAGAATTCAAACCCCTCAGCCGCACACAGCACGAGGAAATCCTGAAAGTTCAGGTGGGATTTCTGAAGCGCGGCTGCGAAGACGAACTGCCCGAACTGCTCCGGACCGTCGAAGGTCTGGGGCTGGGCTTCCTGAACCAAAAGCTGGCCGGAGCCACGTGTGTTGGCGTGGCGTTCAATCCCATCTACAGCCCGGAACACCTCCGGGAACGCGGCCAGTTCACAAGCGTTATCGAGCTGTCTTTCAAGCAGTTCCGATGAAATGTCGCATTGAATTCGACGACCGCCGAATTCTCATTGCCGTAAAAAGCGGCAACAACATCGCCCTCCGCCGTGCCGGTGCTTATATCCGGAAGGCGGCCCGCAACCGAGTCTCTACTTCGGAAAAAGCATCCGCACCCGGCTCTCCGCCGAACACCCGGCAGGGACTGCTCAAACAGTCTCTGCTTTTCGGCGTGGACAGCCGACGGGAATCTGTGGTGATCGGTCCTGCCGAATCCATGATCGGCACGGCGATGGTGGCCCACGAATTCGGCGGCACATACCGCAAACGCCGCTATCCCAAGCGCCCGCTGATGGGGCCGACGCTGGAAAAGACGGCAACCAAACTTCCCTCGCTATGGGAAAAATCTGTCAAATAACAAGGAGAAAAACACATGGCTATAGTTCTGGGCCTCAACGCAAAACTGCTGCGCGGCGCGGCCGGTTCCACCGGCTCCACCGAAGTCAAAAATGTGAAAGACCTCACTCTGAACCTCGAATCCGGCGAAGCCGATGTCACGACCAGAGCCACTGGAGGCTGGCGTGCCTCGGCTGCCACCCTGAAGGAGGCATCCCTGGAATTCGGCATCCTCTACGATACCGAGGATGCGGACTTCCAGGCGTTCCAGTCGGCCTACTTCAGCAATACTCCTCTGGCTCTGTTCATCACGGACGGCAATGGTGGAGGGCTCGACGCCGACTGGTCTATCACGGCATTCACTGTGGAACAGCCCTTGGAGGAAGCGGTCTCCGTGTCGATCACCGCGAAACCGACCGCATCCACCCGTGCCCCGGCGTGGGTGTAAGGGGGTAGCAATGAAAAGTTTTACTGACAACACCGGGAGAACGTGGACGCTGGCTGTGAATGTGGGAACCATCAAGCGCGTCCGGGCTCTCTGCGATGTGAATCTGGCGAACATCATCACCATCGACTCCGGCGCGACCCCGAAAGTCGATCTGCTGGAACGGCTCGGCAACGATCCGGTGCTTCTGGTGGATGTGCTTTACGCCGCCGTCAAGCCGGAAGCCGACACCAAGGGCATCAGCGACCAGGAGTTCGGTCAGGCGATGTCCGGCGACGCCATTGAGATGGCGACCACGGCTTTGCTGGACGAGGTAATCGATTTTTTCCCCGAGACGAAGCGGAAGGTGTTCAGAAAGATTCTGGACGCGACGAGACGCTTCGAGACCAAGGGCAAGGCGGCGCTTCAGGCTCTGCTGGACGATCCGGCCCTCGACGGAAAAATCGACGCGGCCCTCGCTCAGTTGATGACCTCGTCTGGGAACTCGCAGGAATCGCAGGCGTAAATCCGGACCCCTTCACGCTCCGCGAGCTCGTTAAACTCGCGGATGCGCGGGGGCGGTTTGAATGGGAGCAGACTTCAGCGCAGATGGCACTCATCGTGAATTTGCTCCGAGATCCGAAGAAATCCCAGCCGGTCAAGGCAGAGGATTTCAACCCCTACCGTGTGCGTTCCAAGGATAATTTCATCCCGAACGTCCCAGTATCCGTCCTGAAAGACATCTTCGTAAAGAAATAAGGAGGCTTCTCCATGTCCCTATCCGGCACTATCCGCGCCGGAGCAGCTTATGTCGAGGTAACCGCCCAGACGAGCAAGCTCCAGCGGGGGCTTGCCACTGCGCAAGCGCAACTGCAAAACTTCGGGCGGTCCTGTACCGCAATCGGCAAGGATATGCTGATGCTCTCCGGGGCATTCGCGGTTCCGATGGCAATGGCGGTAAAAGGTTTCGCTGATTTTGACGATCAGATGAGACTCGTAAAAGCTGTAACCAAATCGACCAAGGCCGAGTTCGAGTCCCTGACGCAAGTCGCGGCCAAACTCGGCCGGGAGACCTCCTTTACCGCGAAACAGGTCGCGGACGGCATGGTCAGCCTGGGACGGATGGGATTTTCCCCCAAAGAAATCGAACAGGCGATCCAGCCGACGCTGGACTTGGCACGGGCGACCGGAACCGATCTGGGAGAAGCGGCGAACATTGCCGCAAATTCGATGAGAATCTTCGGGATCGAAGCGAGCAAGATGGCTGATGTTGCAGATGTTTTGACGGCAACCGCAAATGGAAGCGCCCAGACCCTCACGGATCTGTTCGAAGCCCTTAAAATGGCGGGGCCGCAGGCAAAGGCTGCGGGAGAGAACATCACTGATACCAGTGCCGCCATCGGTGTTCTTGCGAATCTCGGTATCAAGGGCTCTCTGGCAGGGACCGCCCTGCGGAAAAGTTTCTCGCAGTTCGCCAAAACCAAAGTTCAGGACAAACTGAAAGCGGTCGGAATCTCCACTGTGGATGCCAACGGAAACCTCCGTAAAATGGCAGAGATCATCGCGGACATCGGGCGGGTCATGGCGACCATGCCGTCCGCCGAGAAACTCGCTTTTGCCGAGGATATCTTCGACATTCGTGGATCTCTGGCCGGGCTCTCTCTGGGCGGCAACGTGAAGGAGCTGGACGTCTTCATCGAGAAACTCTACGATGTCAAGGGCACGGCGCGAAACACAGCGAAGGAGATGGACGACGGTCTGGGAGGCTCGTTCCGAAAGCTGCTGTCGGCGGTAGAAGGCGCGATGAATGCAATTGGAAAGGCGCTGGAAGGAACGTTGAAACCGCTGGTCGACAAGATTACCGCCACAACTCTCGCTGTCATCAAGTGGATCGAAGCCAACTCCGGTCTGGTTACCGCTTTCGCCGCGACCATCGCGGGAACGGCGGCTCTGGGGGCGGCTCTGATCGTGATCGGCGTCGCCGCCAAAGGTGCGGCGGCCGGGTTCGCGGTCGTCCAGACGGCGCTCAAAGGCTTCACGTTTATCCAGGGAATGTGTATTGCTCAGGGGGTGGCGCTCAAGAACAGCATCTCGCTGATCGGAGCGGCCTTCGTCAACTTCCGGAACGTGGCGATCCCGGCGATGATCGGGACCGAACAGCTGTGCGCCGCCTTCGGGCTGGCGTCCACTGCGGCCAACCGGACGGCGGCAAGCATTGTGCTGATGAGCAATGCGGAGGCCGCCGCCACTGCGAAGTCGATCCTCGCCGCAAAATGGACGGCGATGACCGGTGCGCTGAAAGCCTTCCGGACATCCGCTATCGCGGCGACCATCGCCACGAAAGCACAGGCGGCCGCGGAGGCGGCGATGGCGGCAAAGAGCGCTATCGTGGCGGGCTGGACGGCGATGACCAATGCCCTCAAGGGAATGACCCTTGCAACGGCAGCGGCAACAGTGACCACCTACGCACACACCGCGGCGGAAGCGATCTGCACGGCGGGAACGATTGCTCTCAACAAGGCACGGCAGATTGCCATTGCAACCACGGCACTGTTTACGGCGGCGAACCTCAAGGCTGTGGTCTCCATTTCTGCGGTTACCGTGGGAAATTTCCTGCTGGCGGCGGCCGCGAAAGTGGCGGCAGTGGCAATGATGGCGCTCTCCGCTGTAATGACGCTGATTGCCGCTCACCCTGTAGCGGCGGCTCTGATTGCACTCGGGGCAATCCTGGCAGGAGTGTGCATTTACCTGTATAGAGCAGCGAATTATACTGCCAAGCTGTCCGATGAGGCCGGGAAGCTCCGGGAAAAGAACGACGAACTCCGCAAGACGGATCAGCTCCGGATGGAGAGACTGAAACAGCTCTCCGAAAAACAGCGTCTGACCAATGCTGAAATGGCGGAAGCCCGGCAGCTGGCCAAGGAACTGCGTTCCAGGTATGGAGACCTCGGTATTTCGATCTCGAACAATGCAGTCCGGATCAGGGAACTGGACAGTGCGGCGAAACGGCTCGGCGCGGTCCAGCTCCGGGTGGAGAACGGCGAAGACATGGAGAAACTGAAGCGTCTGAAAGAACTGTCGCTGAAGGTGAATCTCTCCGTTCCGGAACAGGACGAGGCTGCGGGCCTGATCGAAGACCTGTCCGGCAGATACGGCGATCTCGGCATGGAAGTCGACCGGACGAAAAAGAAAATCATCCTGCTTTCGGCCGCCGCACAGCGGCTTCAGGGAATCCGGCTGGTCACCAAGGTGGAGGAACCGGACCTCGGCAAATTCGACAGGCTGAAAAGTCTGTCGCTGGAAGCGAAACTCACGTTTGAACAGCAGGGAGACGCGGAAGCGCTCATATCCGAACTGAGCGAAAAATACGGAGACCTCGGCATCGCGGTCAACCGGACCACCGGGCAGATCGAGCGTCTGAATACCGTGGCCGGTTCGATTGCCGACTTGACCTTCAAAGTCAGGGGGACTGAGGATATCCAGAAGCTTCAGCGTCTGAAACAGCTGTCGCTGGAAGCCGACCTGACCGTCGACGGACAGAAGGAAGCCGCCCGGCTCATCGCCGAACTGACCGCGAAGTATGGCGATCTCGGTCTCGCGGTTGAAACCATCGGCGCGAAAGTCGCTGCTGTCAATGACGCCGTTGCACACATTGACAGGGTTCGGGTGGCGGTCGATGACCGCGACTTGCTGAAATTCAACCGGCTTAAAGCCCTGACGCAGGTCGTCCGGCTGGATGTGCAAGGACAGGAAGAAGCGGAATCGCTGATCGGTGAACTCTCGGAACGCTACAGCGATCTGGGTCTGGCCGTCGATAAGACGACCGGGAAAATTGTTCAGCTGAACACAGTGGCGGGGAATTTGAAAACCGCCGAACTGACGATTACCGACAACATTGATCTGGCGAAGATCCATGATCTGCAAGGAATGTCTCTGCAGACCGAACTGACGTTCTCCGGTATGGACAGCGCCGAGCGGATAATCGGCGAACTGGAACGGAAATATGGCAGTCTCGGCGTTACGGTTGACCGGACTTCCCGCAAAATCGTGGCACTGACCGAAGCGGCAAGCCGGGTCCGGAACATCGAACTCTCCGTCTCCGATGGCGGCGACCTTGAAAAACTTTCCCGGCTGAAAGACCTCTCCATGCAGGTTAAACTGGATGTGCGGGGGCAGCAGGAAGCCGAGATGCTGATCGCCGATTTGTCGAAACGATACGGAGATCTCGGTCTTGCCGTTGATAAGACCAGCGGACGGATCGAACGGCTGAACACACTTGCCGGTTCGATTGCCGACTTGACCTTCAAAGTCAGGGGCACAGAGGATATCCGGAAACTTCAGCGGCTGAAAGAACTGTCGCTGGAAGCCGAACTGACTGTCTCCGGACAGGAGGAAGCCGCCCGTCTGGTTGCCGAACTGAGCAAGAAATACGGTGCTTTCGGTCTCGCGGTCGAAACCACCGGCGCAAAGATCGCTGCTGTAAATGACGCTGTTGCACACATGGACAGGGTCCGGGTGGCGGTTGATGACCGCGACTTGAAGAAATTCGACCGGCTGAAGCAGCTGTCCATGACGGCCGGACTGACCGTCGAGGGACAGGAAGAAGCGGCGAATCTGATTGCCGATCTGTCGAAACGGTATGGAGACCTTGGCGTGGATGTCGACCGGACGGCGGGCAAAATCGTTCAGCTGAACACCGTTTCGGCGAATCTCCGGGATGCCGAACTCCGGATAACGGCGAAGACCGACCTCGACGAATTGAACAAACTGCGCGACCTCTCCTTCAAATCCACACTTACCGTGGAGGAACAAGGTCAGGCCGAAGCGATGATCAGACACCTTGAGGAACAATACGGGAATCTGGGGATCGCGGTCGACCGGGCCTCCGGTCGGATCGCCGTCCTGAATGAGACGGCCAGCCGGATACACAGCATCGAACTTGGCGTGACGGATAACGGAGATTTGGAGAAATTCCAGCGTTTGAAGGAGCTCTCCGTAAATCTTCGTCTGAACACGGAAGGTCAGCAGGAAGCCGAAGAACTGATTGCCGGGCTGTCAAAGCAATACGGCGATCTGGGAATTGCGGTGGATAAAGTCAGCGGGAGAATTGTCCGGCTGAACACAGTTGCCGGCAATCTTCAGGACGTCAGTTTCCGCATCCGCGGCGACGTGGACCGGGGGCTGTTCGACCGGCTGCAGAATCTTTCAATGCAGGGGGAACTTTCCATTGAAGGTCAGGATGAAGCAGCCCGGATCATCACCGATTTGACCCGTAAATACGGCAGCCTCGGTGTGGAGGTTGACCGGACAGCGGGTAAAATCCTGGCGGTGAATGCCAGGATCGCCCAGATCGGAACCATACAATTCCGTGTCAACGCCAATGACTTGGAGAAGTTCGACCGGCTGAAAGCGCTGACACAGGTCGTCAGCCTGGATGTTCAGGGACAGGCGGAAGCGGAAACACTGATCTCCGACCTGTCGAAACGATACGGAGACTTGGGGATTGCCGTCGACAAGGTATCCGGAAAAATCGTCCGGATGAACACTGTGGCTGGCAACCTCAAGGCCGTTGAACTGAAGGTCACCGACAAGGTCGATCTGGCGAAGATCCACGATCTCCAAGGGATGACCCTGCAGGCAAATCTGACGGTTTCCGGAATGGACAGCGCCGAACGGATGATTACCGAACTTGAACGGAAATATGGTTCCCTCAGCGTGATGGTCGACCGGACTTCCGGGAAAATTATTGCAATGAATGATGCCGCCAGCCGGGTCCGGAATATCGAACTCGGTGTAACGGACAACGGAGACCTCAAAAAACTCGCCCGGCTGAAGGCATTGACTCAAGTCGTCACTCTGAATGTGCAGGGGCAAAATGAAGCGGAAGCTCTGATTGCCGGACTGTCAAAGAAGTATGGCGATCTGGGGCTTGCTGTCGACCGTGCTTCCGGGAAAGTTATCCGGCTGAACACTGTTGCCGGAAAGCTGCAGGACATTCGGTTCAGGATTCAGAATGAAATTGATCTGAGAAAGTTTGACCGGCTGAAGGAGCTTTCCATTCGGGCGGAATTGACGACCGAAGGCTACGAGGAAGCACAGCGTCTGGTGGCCGAACTGACGGCAAAATACGGTGATCTTGGAATTGCCGTGGATTCTTCCCGGACGAAAATTGCCGCTGTAAATGACCTTGCTGCACACATGGAGCAAATCCGGACAGTTGTGGATGACAGCGGACTGAAGAAGTTTGCCCGGCTGAAAGAACTGACTCAGGTTGTCAGACTGGATTTGCAGGGGCAGACGGAGGCTGAATCTCTGATTGCGGATCTGTCGAAGCGTTACGGTGATCTGGGGCTTGCAGTGGATAAAGTATCCGGCAAGATCGTCCGCTTGAACACTGTAGCGGCTAATCTGAGATCCGCCGAGCTTACCATCACCGACAAGGTCGATCTAGCGAAAATTCGGGATCTGCAAGGAATGTCTCTCCAGGCAAATCTGTCCATTTCCGGGATGGATTCCGCGGAGCGGATGATCGGGGAGCTGGAAAAGAAATACGGCTCGCTTTGCGTGACGGTTGACCGGACCTCCGGGAAAATCATTGCCCTGACTGATGCCGCCAGCCGGGTCCGAAACATCGAACTCGGCGTAAAAGACAACGGAGACCTTGAGAAACTCGCCCGGCTGAAGACGCTTTCCATGCAGGCGAAAGTGGATGTTCAAGGTCAGCAGGAAGCCGAAGCGCTGATCACCACACTGTCGAAACGGTATGGAGATCTGGGGCTGGCGGTGGACCGGGCATCCGGCAAAGTCGTGCGGCTGAACACAGTCGCCGGGAAACTGCAGGACGTCCGGTTCAGAATTCAGGATGAAATCGATCTGAAAAAATTCGACCGGCTGAAGAACCTTTCCGCCGAAGTTACGCTGACAGCGGAAGGTCACGAGGAAGCACAGCGCCTGATTGCCGAACTTTCCAAAAAATACGGCGACCTCGGGATCACCGTGGACAAAACGGCGGTCCGTATTGCCGCGCTGAACAAGGAAGCCGCCCGCATCGCGGCGGTCGAACTGGATGTCAAGGATTCCGGCGATCTGGGCAAACTCCGGAAACTGAAGGCGCTGTCGCTGGAAGTGACGCTGGACGTTGACCGGCAGAACGAAGCGGAATCGCTGATTGCCGAACTTTCCAAAAAATACGGCGATCTCGGCGTGTCCGTTGACCGGACGATGGGAAAGATTGTCCGGCTCAACTCCGTGGCGGCAAGCCTCCGGGAAATCCGGATCAAGGTCAGCGGCACAGAGGATGCGGCCAAGGTCGCCCGGCTCCAGACGCTCGCCGCCATGCCAAAACTGGATGCGTCCGGAATCAATGAGGCGAACACGCTGATCGGACAGCTCAAAGCAAAATACGGCGAGCTGGGACTGTCGGTGGACGCCGCCAGCGGCCGGATCGTCGCGCTGACCGAGGCACAGAAGAAGTTCGCCGAAGTGCAGAACATCATCAAGGCGGGCAACGATCCCCTGAAGGAGACACACCTTGCACAGCTGGAAAGACTGAAAAAACTTTCCGAACAGGAGAAACTGACAGCGGCGGAGCAAGCCGAAGCACAGAGTATCGTCAATGCCCTGAACGGGGCATACAACGGTCTGGGGCTCGGTATCGACGCCATCACCGGCAAGCTCAATCTCGCGGCCGGAGCCCAGCAGAAGCTGAATGATGCGATGAAACAGGCGACGCTTGCTGAACTGGATGCGGAAATCGCAGAACTGGAATCCAACATCAGGGAACTCGGGAGAGAGAACGACGCACTGCTGAGTTACTGGAACCACAATCTTATGGCCCAGATGACCGGTCGTCAGCAGGAGTCTGTAAACAAGATCCAGGCCAACGGCGACAAAATGGCGGTGATGCGCCAGAAAATTGGAGCGCTGAAACAACGTAAACAGGCCGTTCAGCAGGACAAACCAGGTGCCACGACTGGAACGGACGGCAAGCCGGGCTCGACCACTGCGGAGAATTATGAGGCGGAAAAACAGCGTCGGAAACAGTCACAGGATGCAGCCGAAGATGCGGCGAAACGGGTTGCGGAAATCGACAAGAAGCTCGCAAGGGAACGCAAGACCGACCTTGAGAACGAAATCGACGACATCAACGCGCTCAAAGATGAATACAAGGCGCTGATCCAGACCATGCTGGATTACGAGAAATCCAAGCCGGAGGGTCAGCAGGACAAGGCGAAGATTGCCGACCTCGAAGGCAAGCTCAAACAGGCGGACGTGACGGCTAAAGAACGCATCGCCAAAGCTCAGGAAAAGGCCGCGGAGAAAATGAAGAAAGACGTTGCCGACTTCCAGCGGAGCTTCGATGATGCGCAGAAGAGCGTTCGGGAGCGCCGGGCCGAGGATGCGCAGGATCGTAAAATCGACGACACGCTGAAATCCGACAAGGATGCCGGGATACAGATGCTTCAAGGTTTGGTCCGGCAGTATCAGCAGGCAGCCGAAGCCGCCCGTCAACAGTTCCAGCGGGAACTGCAAGCGGCACAGGCGGACGGGAAGATCGATGACAGCGAACGCGAGCGCATTTCGGCGGCACAGGCCGCCTACACGCGGGCGGAGTCGCTGGTGGATAAATACTCCGGCAAGCTCCGGGATGCTCAAGGGGGGACAGAAGCTGCGGCGGACCGCTCGCAGACCACCGGGAGTTTTCTCGCGGCCGCGCTGACCCATGCTCTGGGCGGCAGCGGCAATGAGGCGGAAAGAACGGCCAATGCGACCGAGCAGATGGCGAAAACGTCCAAAGAAACCAACAAAATCTTGAAAAAAATGGGTCGAGGCGGCTCTGATTCCACTTTGGCCTACACATAATGGAGGAATTATGGCGGTACGGGTTGAACTGAGTTACGCGGAACATCCGAAATCAATCAATAAGAACGGTCAATATACATCCATTGAGGTGCAGTATCTGGTTTTCGGAGTGGCTTCGGAAGAAGAGGCGCTGACGGCTGTCTATGGAACAGCTCCGGCAACCAGCGGTGAACTGCCGCTGGAAAGCATCGAGATCGACACACGGGAAACCGCCGACACTTACCGGGTCAACGCAATATACCGGGAAGAGGATCTGAGCGGTGACTACAGCAGCAAGGATGACGATGACGAGACCCCGACCGAAAGTTTCGATTGCGGCGGAGGGACCAAGCACCTGCTATATAGTTATTCCCAGAGGAAAGCCTACGGGGATAAAGATGCGGGCGGTGCCATCGGCTGGAATGGCAAAAGCGGAGACGATTGTGAGATCGCCGGGGTAGACGTTCCCACGGCCCAACTCCGTGAAACTTACACCAAGCAAATGAAAATCAGCAAACTTACCACCGCTTTCAAACGCAAAGTCGCGGCGCTGGTCGGCAAAGTCAATTCCGGATCGTTCAAGGGCTGGAGCGCCGGAGAAGTGATGTTCTTGGGAATGAGCTATGCTACCCCATCGAAAAAAGCCAAAAAAGTGACAGTCACATTCAATTTTGCCATTCAGCCGAACGAAACCGGGGTGAAAATCGCCGGAAAAAGCGTCAGCAAAAAAGGCTTTGAATATGTCTGGGCAATCAGCAAGACCGTCGCGTCCAGTGGAACACCCAAGTTGGAGGTCGAAGGCATCTACGTGGATCAGGTCTGCGAATATGCCTCCTTCTCCGGGCTGGGCCTGTGAGGTGACTTATGGCATTCTTCCCAGATGTCAGTCCCGGCGATAAATTTAAGCCGAACGCTCTGCTCTCCAACAACATCCGGCACATTGTCAACGCGCTGACCGGCTTCAACGGAAAACCAATCATGGCTTCCGGGGGAATGATCCGGATTCAGGTTTACAACGATTCCGGTTCAACACTGTCGGCAGGAACGGCGGTCAATTTCGCAGAAAGCGGCTCGCTGTGTGGCGAGGCGATCCCGGCGATCAAGCTCAAAGACACCGAGAAACCCTGGGGTGTGCTGGTGAATCAGCTCAAATCCAAGGCCATTGGGAGCTGTATCCTCTGCGGCCCGGCGCAGGTTTCGCTGACGGGGAGTGGCGACTACGCCGCCCCGACCACGAGCAATCCCTCCGTCTTCACGCGGGGAGCGACCGGTGCGCCGGTGATCTTCGCCGGGAGCGACAAGGGTGTGGTTCTGCTGGGGGCGATTGCTCAAGATGTTTATGATGGTCCTTTCGCCCTGTCGTATGATACCGAGAAAAAACAGCTCAAGGTCAACGCGGGATACGCCAATATGAACGGCGAATGGAAGGAGATTGCGGAAAAAACGCTGACCGCGTCCACCGGAACGGTGTGCGTCTGCTCGACTCTTGGCGACGATGGCAAGTGGACAGCGCCGGAAATCAAGGTGGCGACTCCAAGCCAGTATGCATACCCAATCGGGAGCTGCAAGGTCTCCGGCGAGTCGGTGACCGTGTGTTCCTTCCGGGTTCCCGTGGCGATTTTCCTGGTATCGGATGTCTGCTCGACCACGAATTGAGGTGATTCTATGGCTGAAGAAAAAGAACCGCCTTCAATTCTCTGGCGCGACAAAAAGACCGGGAAGATCATTCACAAGGAAAAGACCGGCCGACTGGTCGTCTGCTGGGTGTGCCCGTGCTGCAAGCCGACGGTCATCGCCAGCATGATTACCAACTCCCGGACCGGCCCGAAGGAATGGGACCTCACGCCCTACAAAAAAGAGAAAATCGGCTTGCCGGGGGCAAAATGGCGACTCCGGGACGTTGGCGAAAGCCACCACAACGACCCCAGTGCATCCTGTTCCGGATCACAGTATGGCGAGGGATGGATCAACGAAAAGGGTGTGCTGGAGGGCCTGCCGGACAAGTTCACCAGCGGTTATTCCTACAACGGATACATGGAGTTGCAGCAGGGGTGTGTTCGGGAAGACGGCAGCATCGAATGGCCGTGTCCTAACGGCTGAGAGAGGAGAAGAAGATGTTTGATTTTACTGATACAAGGTTTACCCATATGCCCTTTGCATCGCCCGATGCGGACGGCAATCCGGGCCAGTTCTGCTGTATTCAGAACGACGGTCTCTGGAAACTTTACCACTTCACCGGGCAAAAATGGAAACGGGTAAAGACCGGACTTCCCGCCG